ACCTTAAAGTAATTCTCTAAGCTGTCGTGAGAGAGGGCAATACGAAAAAATCCTGTGCCCCTTTCAACACTACCTTACTTTTTACTTTAGTTTTAGGATTCTCTACTTCAATCTCATGTCTTAATTGAGGCATAGTTTCAAAAAACTTATTTAATTTATTAAATGCTTGTCTATCTAAACTTTCAATAAATTTATTGAGGTCATCTTGCGTATAATCTTTAACATTATGTTCTTGTTCACCTTCGATAATAGAATGAATACAATTAGTAATCATATCGAATACTTGTTGAGTTTTCATACCTTCAACATTAACTTTAGGGTCAACTGTGTCAATAGTAGGATATTTCATAATAATTTTAATCTTATCATTTACCACTACTTCATTTGTATGTTCGTCATCAACTTGTACATCAATTTTAGATAAATCAATTTCGTGATTAACATGTGTCTCATTGTCATCAGGACATTTTAATCTAACTTTTGCAATTTCACCAACTGATTTAGCTCTTATTTGTAAAAATATGTATTCTAAATCAAATGTGGGTATTGCTCTTGCGTTTACTTGACCAAATGTACATGTTGATACAATATCACAAATTGCATTTTTAATTTCAACATCATCATTTGATTCTAACGCCTGTAGTAAAACCTTTTCTTCTTTTACAAGAAATGGTCTATACTTTATAACAACATCTGCTGATGGTAAAGTCAACTCATATGTCGCTGTTTCTAATATAGGCAATGCCATAATATATCTCCTTTTTTATAATATTAGCCAAATGGTGGAAATGCTCTACCACCTGTTACTCTACCTATAGGTAGGTTTCTTCTTGTTGTTTGTAATACATCTCTACCAGCTCTTTGTAACTCTGGTGGTAGTTTACCTAATATACCACTAAACAATCCAAAATCTTTACTTGCTTTAATTGTAGGCACATCACCCTCTGATTTTCCTACTGTTGCGCCATCAATTTGGTCTATTGTTAAATTAGACCATTTTCTAAAGTTTAATGTGACTGGCACTTCAACTGCTGAATTAGATGTGCCTGAATTATAACCTATTGAACCTATTGTTTGAGGATATACCTCAAATAATCTGACACCATAAGTTACACTTGCATTATCAATTTGTTGTTTAGGTACTTTTACAACTTGACCAGCTCCAGCAGAAACAGCTGTTTCTGTTTCAACATCAAAACTTCCTAATTGATATATGTCCATAGAACCAACATAGTTATCATAAAATTCCATATGATGAGTATTAATGTTCATAATTTTTTTCTGCCAATTTTCAAAAAACATTCGTTGTCTTAAAAATTTATCACCTAAAAAAGTACACTCAATTTTAGCTGAATAAGAATATGCATATGGCATTTCTCTTCTAGGACCATATGTCTCAGCAGTAGCTGTATTAATATCTCTATTTGGTAAAACAACACTATTACACATCATATCAATATTTTCAACCATTTGCGTACTTTCTAAATCATTCAAACCTTTTCTATTTGTAAGACTACCAATTGGTTGTGGTAAATTAATTCTGACAATAAATCTATTTGGTCTAGCAAAACCTTCACCTTGATTTATATGTGAAAGAAATCTTTGTATTGTTCCTGCACCACCTGGTTTTCTTTTCAATCTAGGGTCTCCTGCTACATCAACCAATGACTTATCTCTTGGCAAGCCAAGTCTGATATCAAAATTTCCTATTCTTCTTCCGCCTCGTAAGATTGCCATTATACTTTATGCCTTTTTCTGTTTTTTAAATGTGCAGCTTCAACATCATCTTTACTTTGACCATAATATTCTACTGCATGTCCTTTTTGACACATCAAACTGTTAACTGATTTGCCATCAATAAAAACATCACCTAGTATTCTACCAAACTTACCTGTTTCATCACCTTTGTAAGTTTTAATACTAACTTTCTTAGCATTCTTTAATTGTTCTTGTAGAAATTTTTTAGATAGTAAACCATATTTCTTTTCTACTTTATCTCTAGTTCTTGATTCTGGTGTATCAATACCAAATAGTCTAACTCTTTGTTGATATAGAATATCAAATCCCATATCAAGTGTTACATCTATAGTATCACCGTCTACCACTTTTGTTACCTTTTTAACTCGATAACTGAAATCTGTTGGGTCGCCTAATTTTGCCATTAAAATGTTTTCCTACTTTTTGCAAAAACAGAACCAATTGTTGCACCTTGAAACTGTGCTACTGGTAAATAAGCTGCTAATGCCATCTCGTTTACATCTACTCTTAAAAAGTTTGACCTTACATGAGAGTACAAATATCTCTTAATACTTGCTTTTGTATATTTATTGTTCTTTATTGCATTATACGAAGCTTGAATTTTTGTTGATTGGTCAAACTTTGCATTACTAGCATATGATTGTAATTGTTGTAAAAATGCAAATCTAGCACCATAAGGCAAATAATGAAAATTTAAACCAATAAAACCACCTTTCGCTGGTTCTATAGGTAATACTAAAGGGAATGTGTCATAATATGGTAATCGTGCTTTTGTTTTAGGGTCATAGAAGAACATACTCATACGACCAGCACTAGGTCTACCTAATAATTTACCTGAGGCAAACAACTCACTAGGGCTAGTTCTATCTGCAATAAGTGATACAGCATTTCTGTACCAATTAGCACCCTTTTGTTTGTTACCTTGTAAATCTTTTAGTGGTTCAAATATATCAATTGCCATACCACTATTTATAAGAAAACCCTTAGCGATTTCTCGCTAAGGGTCAATGCTTTCGGTAAAGAGAGAGAAAGGATTAATCTTCGTCTGCTAATTTACTAAAATAGTCGAGGGTATCATCCTCGTCACTAGCAGGCTTAGATTCGCTTACCTTTGGCATTTCCACGGAAGTTGTAGTCTGTGGTGGGAGGTCTACAGTATCTACTGTTGCCGTGCTTTGCGTACCCGTAATTACCCTATTCAGTTTCTCTTTGAGTTCGTCATAGGTCTTAAAATTACTAGGGTCAACAAATGCTTTTAGAGGGTATTGTTTTTCCCATATCGCTTTGATTTCGTCATCTGACTCTTTCACTTGCGACACACCCTCAAATTCAGATTTGTCATAGTTCCAATAACCATCAACTTTTCTGATTTTTAGTTTAAAGTTTGCACCTTTCCAAAAATCAAATGGGTTAATTGCTTGTTCATCTTCAAAAGCTGGTTGCATTGCTTCAGTAATCTTATCAAAGATTTTTTTACCAAACTTAAACAAGAAAACTTTACCCTCATTTTCAGGATGTTTTGGGTCACTAACAACATAGATGTTAGAATAGTAAGATAATTTTCTCTTACGCTTTCTAGCAATCTCTTTGTCACTATCAACACCAGTATTCCAAAGTCTTGTATTCTCTTCAGACACCGGGTCTTTTTGATTAAGAGTTGTTAATGAGTTTTCAATATACCAACCACCTTTGTCTTGAAAGGCATGTGACCATACTCTTTGCCATGGCATTTCTTCACCATTAGAGGCAGGTAGAAAACGAATAACAGCATAGCCGTTACCTGTTTTATCAAGTTCAGGTTTCCACAACCTGTCATCTTGGTATTTGTTTTTGTTTGATTGGTCTTCTGGAGCAAGTTTTGTTTCCAGAGCTTTTGTGATTGCGTCAAAGTTGCTTGACGATTGTTTTAATGATTCAAAATCCATATGTATTCTCCTTGTATTAACATATTCGTTGTTTTCGTGTAGCCTGTATTAACGGCTTCAGTATTATTTATAACAGTTATATTACACACTTTGTAAATAATTGTCAAGCGTCTTTTGAAACTTACCAGCATGTGACTTTTCTGCCTTTGCTAGTGTTTCAAACCAATCAGCAATTTCTTCAAAGCCTTCTTCTCTAGCTGTTCTTGCCATGCCAGGATACATGTCTGTATATTCATGTATTTCACCTTTGATTGCTGAATTTAGATTTTGCTCTGTGTTACCCATTGCTTCGCCTGTTGCTGGGTCACCTACTTCTTCAAGGTATTCTAAATGACCATGTGCATGGCCTGTTTCACCTTCGGCTGTTGACCTGAATACTTGTGCTACTTCATTTGCACCTTCAATGTCTGCCTTTTGAGCAAAGTATAAGTATCTTCTATTTGCTTCACTTTCGCCTTG